CTACCTCCTTGACCAATGGATTTCTCTTATGTAATCAAGTATAGTTTCTTTAATACCATCATCAACCAAAACCATTCCATTTCCATCTGTTCTATAAAGGTCATTAGATGCTATTTTTTCTCCTCTTTTAGACCTTTTATATCCAACGTTATCAGCTTCTGCCATAAAAATAGAGTAGTTAAGATCTTTTGAAACTTCTTCAAATACCCACCAAGTATTAACATAACCAAATTCCTTTTCTGTATCCTTATTATATTTGCAAAGTTCCACTAATTCATCTTGATATTTTTTTATTAATTCATTATTTGATAAAGCTATATCATCATCTGTAATATGCGCTTTTAAAAATCTAACCAAAACTTCCTTTTCTTCTGTCTCTGATAAACCTTTAATAGAAGGTAATTTTGCTTTTTGTTTTTCTCCAGAATAAACTCTAATTAAGTTCTCAACTCTTGTTTTAAGATTTTCATATTCTCTTGAATATTTATCCCAGATCTCATTCCATTTTTTAATCTCTACTACCGTTTTCTTTTCAGCAAAAAGAATACTTGTCTTTGTTTTTGTAAATGGATCAAATGTTAATTGTGGTAATGAAACAATTGCTTTAATGTTAAAATATTTATATAAGAATAGTCTAATATACTTATTTTCAGTTGTATCAAATATACTTTCTGGAAGAATAACAGCTAATCTACCATTTTCTTTAAGCAATTGATAGTATCTTTCAATAAATAAGTTTTCAGAGTTCTTTTTATCCCCAAAAATAAAGCATTTTCCAACTTTCTTTTTAGTGTCCTTATCCAAATCTACTGAAAATGGTGGATTTGTTAATATAATATCAAATTGTCCATTTACTTTTTGCCCATATGCTTCGTCATCTGATTCCTTATTGAGTGCATTTGGTGCTGATGGTTTTAAGTACTCTGTAAATGGCAATAACCCATCACCCTTTTGTGCTCCAACAAAAATGTTAGTAGAACCATCGCCATGTAATATCATATTAACCTTTGTAGCAGTTCCTAAATTAAAGTTCAATTCAGAACCGTATATGTATTCTCTTGCCCATTTATTCTCTCTATAGTCAGGATAAAACCAATCAGATTCAACTTTGTCTTTGACGCCTCTTGATGTATCAAGCTTTCCTCTGAACCTGTATTTAATGTTTTGAGTAACAAACTTCATATATTCAATTAAAAAAGTTCCACTACCCGCTGATGGATCAATCATAAATGGAATTTCTTTATCTTTATTAATTTTTTCAATTGCAAGTTTATCAGCTTGAATAGCCCATAACATAAATTTAACGATATTAACATGAGTAAAAAATTGTCCTTTACTTTGTTTAAACCCTGTTCGAATAATCCCTTCAAAAAAATCACCTAAAATATCCTTACCTGATAAACTATTTTTGCCATCTACAAAAGAATATTTTTCTAGTTCTTGAACTGTATATTTCAGTTTAGATAAAGAGAATTTTTTAGTATCAATAACATAAGATTTTTTTAATTCCTCAGTATCCGTAATATTAAGTTTTTCAGTTAAAGCCCTTTTATATAAATCATTAATTCTATCAAATAAAATTTCATTAGTTTCGAATTCATCACTTGAAGCTTTGTCAAAAGTAAGAGATTGAAATTCATATATATCCCCATCATTCTTTTCATCTTCATCCTGTATTTTAGCTAAAATAAGATTAGTAAGTGAAGAAAATATTTCATTATCATCTGTACTTCCTCCGCCCCATAAAACATTATGTAAATCTTTTTGTAGTTTATCTAATATTTCATGTGTAAAGTTCTTTTCTAAGTCTTTTTCGGTTCCTTTTATATAAGGTGTCTTTTGAGCCTTTCCATATCTTATTGGAATAGCATCTACAAAATCTCTTGATATTTCCCAATCAGAAAATGTAGGAAACTTTTCATTATCAATAACCATACATTCATCAGAAATGTTTTTTCCTAGCATATCTAATGTATAAAGCACCAAGTATTTAACATTGTGTCCTTCTATTTTTTCCATTCCGCCAACTTTAAATAATTGTTCTTCAATAGTCAGATCTTTATCCAAAGCAGCATAGTCCTTTGGAGACTTCAATTCAATAAATAGAAAAGCATCATTTTTATCATCTCTAACAATAATATCAATTCTACTCGTTATAGTGTGTGGCCTTCCTGCTGTGTATTCATGTTCAATTTCAATCTTTTCTGGTTTATATCCATACTCATTAACTAGTTTAGTTAATATATATGCTCTAACAATTTCCTCATCACCTGAAATAGATTTAATATCTCGTCCCTTGATTTTTGATGAATACGCAATTGCTCTTTTGGTGAAATCTAAATTTTCAACAATTTTAATAGGTTGTTTTTGTATATATTCTTCTATGTATTGTTTTTGTATATCTGTTAATAAACTCACCATTTATTCTATCTCCTTTAACTATGCATGTTTAATACTAATTCTATTACAATTTTATCGTGTACTTATCATAACATAATTTACAAAATATTGCACACAACGCCCATTTTTTGGTATTAAATTCTTTTATATGAAAAAATAAGCCCTACAAGCAACGATCAAGTTACCTATTGGGCTTTATTATTTCCCTATTTTTTTATTTCATAGAACCATGAACCCAATGTGCTTTTTAGATCATTACATTGACTCATAATCAAGTATTGTGTTTCAATCCATACACCTTTATCATTGCCCCTCACGTAACACGTAATGCCATTGAAATACTTCAAGACATCATTTATGTTAACCCCATCATATGCAGCTGATTCAGGCGGCAAATAGTTCGTAACTATATACCCTTTTTCTGCTGCTGTGGCTGCTGGATCTGCTGGTATATTTGAGTCAATTGCATTGCAGAACCTATGGGCCAAAAGCTGCCAACTGCAACCCCTATAGATGGCCATATCTGTTTCGCTATCACAAAAGCATATTTCAAATATTATGTTACCAGCTGCAATATGATTCATTTCATAATCTTTGACATATTTTACACCTCTGTTAGTGAATCCAAGAGATCCAAAGTTATTACATAACCTTTGGGCATATGGAAGGGCCTTGCTTGATTCTGATGAAACAAGCGCTTCAACCCCATGGCCTGATCCATTAAAAGCATTCATGTGAAGGCTCACAAATAAGTCAACATTTGCTGCATTTGCTGCGGCTGCTCCTTCAGATAATTCAGCATTTGCGTTGCTGCCATTACTATTACAATCTATAACAGTATGGCCATATTGTATTAATAGATCCCTAACATATTTAAAATATTGCTGCATTTGCTCATATTCATTAACGATTCCAACCGCCCCAATACAATTGGAGCTATGGCCGCCCCTTAATCCTATTTTCATTATTGCAATTCCTCCTTTGTTACACTATCGCTCATTCCTGTTGTGCTATTGTCCACAACAATTCCTAACATTGTAAGAACTCCTAATACTGTATTAATTATATCATTCCAATTATCAGGGAATATTTTAAACCCTAATTGTTGGCTCAATAATACGATAGCACTTGCAATGTATACCCAAAAACTCTTATTTTTTAATCTTGCCTTTAAATCAATCTTATTCATATCATTTCTACCTCTTTTCATTTATTTTGCTTTTGATCTCTCTTACATCTTCCTGAATATGCTCAACTAAATTGAATTTTTCTGCCAAAGTATCTAATAAATTTTGATACCTTGCTTCTCTTTCCCCTGTGGTCCTTAATACATAAACCAGTAAACAAGCAAACATTCCATACCCTAGGCCCTGTTTTAGGGCCATATTAATTAACTCATCCATAACACACCTACTCATTCAACATTAAAAAAGGCCATAAAAAAAAGACTTGTCAAAAGTCTGCTGTTTGGGCCATGATATTTATTATTGAGCTGCTAAAATTGCTGCCACTCTATCTCTCCATAATGGCGGCACTTCTTCGATCGTCATTATACCTTCTTTTATTCTTCTAACATATATAACAACCATTATTTTGTACCTCCTAACATTGCTGCGATCTCTACAAGCGCGGCTTCTAGATCATTCAATCTTTGTTCAACCGGATCAACTTCTTTTACTATATCAATATATTTATAATATAACTCATTGTGTTCTTTATCATATACTAATATTGTTTGTTTCCCCTCAACTTCAACCATTTCAGGCTCATTTTTATCTAATACATAGCCTTCATTTACATCAAATTCATTAAGATCATAATTAAAATTGTATCTAATAAATGTAACCTCATTTTTTTCATTAGCTCTGATAAATATCATTTTATATCCTCCTAAACCTTAAATTTTAATAGATTTTTTGCATTTGCAAGCATTACAAATTCATTATTTGCATTTCCAGCGGCCCCAACGAATCCATTAGATTCAGTATATGAACCGCCAAAAGGGTATGATGGCGGTATTCCAGTAATATCTCCATCCATTACTATAACCCCTGTTCCAGTTGCGGTGGTCCCACTCCCGTCTTTTGTCCCTGAAACTACAACACATCTACCCGCTGGACTAAAACCAGCGTTATAACCATACCCCAATTGATATACAGATCCAGATTCCTTCACTAAGTACCCACCATCTGAACTTGATGAACTCGTGCTGGATCTAAATGGTTTAAATACATAATCAGTCGTGCCATTCCCTACAAAACCAGCTTGATAGATCGAATTAAGGCTGACTTTTGCAACGCTTGCCCCGTTTGATTTATTAGCTTTTGTATATGATGTAGTCCCATTGTTAAAGCTGTCTACGATCCAGATATAATTCTTTGATAGGCCTATTGATGTAATGGTGCTGCCCCCTGATGAACTTTGAAAAACGCTTATGATTGTTGATGAATAAACCAAATTACCATTCACATCAAATCGCTGTATAATGGCATCACGCCCGCTCATTGCCACCTTGTAGATGTCTCCATTACTATCATCAAGCACATAACTGTAGCTTGTTGGATAATGGGCCAAGCATCTATTTGATCTATATGTCCAACTTACGAAATTTAAATTAGTATCATACCAGCCTGAATTCGCCCCGCCACCATAATCGATATTCACCCATAATAAATTTGTCCATCTATCAAACCTTATAAATGGCGCTCTTATATATGATGGCGTAGTCCATGAAACTTTTGTTACTACATTTAATTTAGCATCAAATTTTATTAAATCAATTGTACTGTAATTACTATTGCAAACCAATAAATATACACAACCATCATTGTCTATTGCAACACAAGGGCCAGCATATTGATAATTCGTTATTGATCTATAAAATGAGGTATAAGATCCGCCCAAGCTTTCAACTGTTGCAGATCCATCAACCCCAAATATATTTTTTCCAGCTACAATATATTGGCTTAATAAATTGGGATCGCCTTTGATTATTTGTGGCCCAGCTGTATATATATTGGCTGGTATCGTCTGATCCGTTGTACCTGGTATTATGGTTGCGGTAGCTTTGGAAGGGATATTCCCCGCCACTTTTGCCCCTTTAGTATAGGCACTATATCCATTTAAAATATGCCCCGCGGCTGCGGTTGCGTCTGCGCTATCAATAACGGTTGGACTTCCTGAAACACCCACTATTTTAACACCAGATTTTATATTATTTGAAATGATATTAGAATCAATTTGAGCTGCTGTGGCCACTACTTCTGGGTATCCGCTTGTTGTGCTTGTTATATACGCCCCTGGTGGGAATCTAAAATATCTATTGTTAGGGTAGAACGCACTAACTCCAACACTTACCGCGCTTATTGATGCTGGCTGATTCAGCATAGTTCCAATAATACCTGTGTCATTATCATTGCTAAAAGTTTCATTCGCTAGTACATGAGCTGCAATGGTATTCCCTTCGGCACTAGCCTTGATAAAAAAACAATCACCCGCCAGATCGTACCAAATTGTAACCGCCTTGCCCTTTACCAAGTTTGCTGGTGTTGTTGTGTTTGGTTTATACAATGGCCTTCCATTAACAAGTGTGCTTGTACCATTGTTATTATAAGCGACTCTAAAACTCTTTGAACTTCCATCAATAAGATCCACACCATTTAATATTATTGCATTTGAAGATCCCTGGGCCAGCTGTAAGACTTGTATACCATCAACCCTATTTGTTAAGTTTCCAGCGATATCGCCATTTAAAGTATTTTTTATTCCTGAAAACCATGAGTTAAAATCATTTGCGAATTGAGTCTCCATAGAATCTATTTGTGATTGTTCTGTTGATTTAGTAGAATCATACCAAGCTTGAAAATCTGTTTTCTTTTGAGTTGTCCAAGTAGAAAGATCTGTGTCATATTGGCTTTTCTTTTGTGTCAACCAAGTTTGATATTGATTGAATAATGTTGTTGTGTCTACTTGGTCTATAGTTCCATGAACTATCCCACATTTTGAATTATCCAGCCTAAGATCTGTTATATTGGGTTGGCTTATACTTAAAACACCTTTTCCAATATAAATATCAGCTATTCCCAATTCATAGGCGTTCGCATCTCTCTGTAGATCTGGCGCTGCTGGCGTAGTAGCAAAAGTACCTTTCTTCACCTTTGCGCTGATAGCTCTAGTTACAACATCAAATCTTAAAATCACTCGATCAATTCTATTTAATATTCCATCCGCATTATCAATATTTAGAACTAAATCAGCATCATTATTATAATAATAGCCTTTAATCCATGCTTTACCAGCCTTTATGGTTATGCTCATATCACTATTTGATAATGTTTGTAAGTTTGTACTAGGGTTCGGAAAAACTCCATTACCTATAAAACTCGAAAAATATTCCGCGAAAAAGTCTGCTTTATATTTACGATCGCCATTAATACTGTTGAAAAATCCGCTTTTTTCTGCCATCTTATCCCCTCATTTTCTGCTTTAGTTTATCAATTAATGTTGGTATATTATTACCAAAAGTTATGTTAATACTTTGCCCACTTGGCTCATATACTTCTTCAATTTCTGTGATCCTTGTATTTATAACTAAATTCCATCTTTTAGAAACACACGTAACAATATCGCCAAGATCAAAATCTTTTTTATATGTCAAATTTGAATTAACATTAATAGTGCTATCAAAAGTTAAAACCTCTTTTGTTGCTGCAAGCGCTTCATTACCCTTTTCGATTAATAAATCATTATAAGCTTGTTCACTCAAAACATTGTTATCTTTATCAACATTGGTTAAGCTCTTTTGATCTGCAAATATTTCAAACCTATCCAGGCCAGCTGCATTCCCAACGGTGGCAAGTTTCCTTTCAGGACCTTCACCGATTCCCCCAATTAGGACCAAGTTTTTATAGTTGTTCAAACTATCTGTAAATTCTTGGCTTAGTACATTTTCAAACTCCTTGCTAAATATAATCCTTGGGTTTATATTCTGGCTTATGCTTCGATCTTGGCCCTTGTATACTTCAAAGATCAAATCTTTATCAACTGGATCAAACTTGATCCTATGGCCTAAATTAGATATATTACTTAGGCTCTTAATTTCTTCAGCCAAGTTTGAATATGATACTTGATAATTAACCGATTCATTGAATCCCTTCAGGCTGCCAAGTGTTAAATTATTTATTATTCTTGATAGATCTGCTGGGTTTATGCAATTATGGTTTACTAGCTGCCGCATGGCATTTTCTGTTGTATCGTTTATTATTTCAGTACCCCAAATAATTCGCCTATTCAAATAGCCTGTTAAAAAATAACCTTTTACAATAATGATCTCTTTGCCTTCTTCATCTTGTTTTAAATTTACATATTCAATGTACGCTGCTTCTGGATCTCCTTTGATATATATAATATTTTCTCTTTTCAATAAAGAAAGGACTTCAGGCGTTAACCCACAATGCAGCTCAAACTCGCCAGCTTCAAAATATTTTCTAACATATCTAAATGATATAAAACCTTCAACTATACCTTTAAAGGTTAAATTCCTATCAAATATAAGTAATTCCATACTTACACCCCCAAATATTGCGGCGTGTAATATATTGTAACTTCTAAGTTATCAATAAATTGATCTGCATCATATCTGAATAAATTATCACCTGTAGCCAATTGTAAAAAGGTGCTTTGAAAATCAATATAATTGAATATGTTTGTAGAAACTCCATTTATAACACTTTCAAGTTTTTTGTTGCCAAAGCTAGTGTTTAAAACAATAACTTCACCAGCTTGCATGGTCCTATTAATCTTTATAAATTCTTGTGTATTAACATTTAATATTGATGGGTTAACAACCGTTGCCAGCGCCCTAAATTCGGCCCTAATTCCACAATCAACATCACCTTCGTTAAATACATCAACGATCAATGAAGGCTCTCTATGGCCTATTTCAACCCCTGTTTCGTCTGGTATTTCAAAATCAAAACTAAAATCACCCTTCCACAAGGCAATTTCAGCTTTTAATTCTGCTATATCCATCCAGAAAGGATTGCTTGCGGTGCAACTTATAAGGCATTTATTAACTGTGCCATTAACGCTTGTAAAGTATGGAAGTGAATCAATTATACATTTTGACTTAACCTCTTTTACTGGATCTTTATAGATTAAGTACCCTTCACCTAATCGCGGGTTAAATACTTTATTGATCTTATTTCTATAATCTATTAGATCCGTTTCATTATCAGCAATTATTGCAATTTCAATTGTCTTATCATTTGATTCAATCGTATTACCTAAGTAAGTCGATCCATCCTGATTCATGCCCTTGTTAGTATAAATATTTACTTTTCCCTTTTCTGAAAAGCCAAGCAGCAAAAGCGGTGCAAATTCATTAAAATCAATTGTTTGGCCTAATTTGTTAACATAAGTTAATTTTTTCACTTCTTTTCCTCCTTACAATCCAAATGCTAGTTCTTGCAACGCTCTTTTGTTCTGCTTTGCTGTTTCAGCTGGACTCAATGCTGATGGACTATAAATATTTACAACTTGACTAATTCCGCTGCTGGCCGCTTGGCTGCTGCCTGATATTGCGAAATTTGCACTTCCTGAATCAACTACTGGGATCGCTGCGGCTGCTAGGGCCTTCGCTTGTTTTGCAATGTTAGCAACTGTTGATGCAATACCAATCTCAAACCCTTGGCCAGTATATATTCCGATTTGTTTCATCACCCTTGATGGGGAATGAATATCTAATGAATGTTTTATACCCGCCACAAAATCATCAACAAGGCCGCCCATCCATCCTTTCATATCATCCCAGGCGGTTTTAATTCCATTTCTAAGACCAGCAACTATATTTTTACCAATGTCAAGCATTCTTTCTGGCAAGTTTTCAAAGGTATCAACTATTCCATTAAAAGTATCTTGTGCGCCTTGGGTAGCTTCTGCAAGCATATTACTTCCCCATGTAGCAACGTTACTAACTGTATTAGTTAACCAAGTTTCAACGCTGCCAGGTAATTGAGTAAACCAATTAATAACCGAATTATATGTATTGCTTGCGGCTGCTGTCGCTTCGCTTAGCATATTACTTCCCCATGTTTCAATATTAGTGATCGTATTAGTTAACCATGTCATTATATTTCCAGGTAGTGCGCTAAACCATTGGCCAACTGAATCGATCCATTGAGGTACATTTATAGTTAAATAATTAATTACATCTGATCCCCATTTAAAGATAGCTCCTACCGCTTCACCCAATCCATAAGCTATCTTATGTGGCAATTGGGCGAACCATTGCCCCATGGAATCTAACCAAGCTGGTATACTTTTTGTGAAAAAATCAGTTACTTTGGTCCATCCATCCTGAAAGGTTTGTGGTACTGTAGTTGTAAAGAACAAAGCAAATCCACTAAAAGCGGTTGGAATTGTGTCTGTAAAGAAAGTTATTATCCCATTAAATACAGAAATTGCAGTGGTGCTTATTGCCTCCCATGCTCCAATTATTGCATTTCTAAAACCTTCATTTGTATTCCATAAGTAAACTATAGCTGCAACTAATCCAACTATTGCCGCAACTATTAAACCTATAACATTTGCTTCCATGGCAGTATTCAAAAGATATTGAGTAACTGTCAAAGCTTCTTCAGCTTCTTTTGCGCTCTGGAATCCCAGCACCAGATCATTAATAACACTCGTCATTGCGAAAACTTGCATAGCTGTTCCTATAGCAACGATTCCAGCGGCGATTAAACTAGAATTATCCATTATCCAACCCAAACCATCCAATAATGCTGGTAATACATTTGTGGCCATATCAGCTATATTTTTTATTAATTCCCCTAATCCTTGTGATAACGATTCTATCCCAGCTTCAATGCCTGACTCTGAAAAAGCGGTGTTCATTTGATCTGCTGCATCATTCAAGCTCGGCATAAGCTCCTTTGAGATAGGCAATAATAGACTTGTTTCTATCTGTCTGCCTAGTCCTTGCAGCGCTTCGATAGGTGTATTATATTTCACCTGGTTAATTTGATTCATTGAATCGGTTGTCTTATCAAACATAGTTTGCATACTGTCAAGGTTTGTAATTACTTTTGGCCCTAGATCCTCCCATTGAGTTCCAAAAAGATCCACCCCAGCGGCACTTTGTTTGACTGGATCATCCATTTTCCTAAGACCTTCAATGATCTGGAAAAATGCTGCTCTGGCAGTCTCTCCCCCAGCTCCAAATTTTTTGGCCATTTCATCTGCATTAAGGCCAAGCTTACTGAATCCATCCGCTGTGGTATCAGATCCATCAATGACTCTAATTGATAATTCTTTTACTGCATCCCCTACTTTGTCTAAATTGAATGCCCCATTTTGCGCCCCAGCTTCAAAAATATCAAACATATCATTAGCATTTAAACCAAGCTTTCCAAATTGGACCGAATATTCATTTACGCTGTCAAGCAATTCATCACTATAATTTAAATTTTCTTGCTGCCCTTGTGCTAATAAATTAAAAGCTTCTTCAGATGTGATCCCAAATTGTTTCATTAGCGCCTGAACTGAGCGCATACTTTCAGGGACTTCCACTCCAAACGTATCTCTAAATGCAATAGCGTTTTGTGTTACCCCTTGCAGATCTTCTCCTGTGCCTTGCATATACTGCCTTACACTTGAAAAACTTTCCGCCGCATCTTCAATACTTTCACCAAAATTATTGTTATAAACTGCTTCGATCTGGTCATTAAATTTTGCCATTTCTTCATTGGTCGCGCCTGTTTGAGCTTGTAACCCATTTAAAGACTTCTGCCAATCTCCACCAAATGTTATAAGTCCCCCAATTCCTTCCTTTACCTTATCCCATAGATCTCCACCAATGGCCATTCCGAATCCGCGCTTGATATATTCACCCATGTTAGTGAATAAACCTTTGCTTTTCTCAACTTCTTCTTCTAATTCTTTAACCGGTTTTTTTAAATCACCACCTGAAGGCGGGTTCATAGCATCCTTGTAAGATGTTTTAAACTTATTCAATGACGATTCTGTGAACTCTATTTCTCTTTGGAACGCTCTGAATTGTGCTTCGCCTATATCCCCTTTAGCAAATTGTGCTTCGACTTGGCTTTCAGCTTCTTTCAAAGCTTTCAACTTTTGACTTGTATTTTCTATTTGCTTGGCCAATAATTCTTGCTTTTGGGCCAATGCTGCTGTGTTTCCAGGATCGAATTTTAATAACCTTTCAACATCTTTCAGCTCTTTTTGAATATCAATACTTTGTTTTGTAATGCCTGATAAAGATTTCTGAAGGCCTGTGGTTTCCCCATCCAATTCAATAGTAATTCCCTTAATTCTACTATCTGCCATCTTTTCACCTCACTTTCTAAAAATTATCAAAGTCGGTCTGGCTTGCTGTTCTTGACTTGGTTTTGTTTGGGTTGTTCATTTCAATAAATTCTTCAATGTAATCAAAGCACATACCAATGGTCATATCTTCAAGATCTTCACGTTGGAGATCGCATTTTCTGCATAAAATAGCAAATGATTCAGTCGTTAAAACCGAATCATCTGCTGAATTGTCATTTTCTATTTTTTTTTACTTTGAATACTTGAAGCAATTAAATCTTGGATCTCTGGGATTATTTCAAATAATGGAAATTCGTCAAAACCATCCAGCCAGGTGATAGGATCTGGAATTGATTTATCAGCTGTCTTTGCTAACACCCATATGATGTTATAAAATATTTCAAAATCTGCATTTTCTAACATTTCAAAATTATCTGTAGCATCTTTAAATTTGTTTAATTTATTTAATTTAATTATTTCAGCGAAATAATCTTTATGGAATTGCGCTTTAAATCTAAGCGGTGTTGCTGCTGTTGACTTAAAAGTGACTTCTTTGTTATCAATTGTTATTGTCTTTTCCAATTATTACACCCCTTTACGCTGCCACTTTTTCATATACTTTTGAATACCAGCCATTATAGATCTCGGCTGGTGTCATTGTAGTTGTCTTTGTTTTAACCGCAAGATCTGTTGTCCTTGGAGCTGCAACAAAAGTTAATTCACTTGTGTTTGGATCTGCTTTATCTGCCTTTGTACTAGATCCAACTTTTGGTCTTGATGCAGTACAATTATACAGAACGTGCCTTGTTGCTTTTATATCACCATCAAACTCAAATAATAGCGCAAAAGGCTTGCCCACTAAATTTGATCTTTCTGTTAAAACTCCATCTTTTTCATCTTTAACTTCCCCAAGTGCATCAATTAAAAATGTCTCTGGAATATTTGCAAGAGTTAAAGTCCCATCGTAGCCTTGATTGTTTGATGCAGAATAATATAAAACGTTATCCGCATAAAATTCTGTCATATCTCCCCTAGGATCTAAGGCCAATTCAATTCCACCTTCCAATGCAATTGGCGTGTCATAAGTTATAACACCATTAACAACTGAAAAAGTTGCATAATGCACATTTGTTAAACCATAAGTAACTTTATTATCCATATTATGTTAACCTCACTTCGTATATTTTTTGATAAATGTTCTCTGTCTCAATGAAAATCTCACCTTCCGACGAATAAGGAATTTCATTGGAATCAAAAAGATCTTCAAGCTTTTTTTCTGCCTGAAGATCTTTGATCTTTGTATATAATTCAATTTGAATATTGTATATTTTTATATAGACTTTATTATCTGCATACATATGAGCTGAAGGGCCATAAATGTATGTCATAAATGGCGGCTGTGGCGCTGGGTTATCATCTGTAACATTGAAATGAGAATAAAAAACTGGGTAGCCAGTTTCATTTAATATCTCTATTAATTCAGTTATTATCATCTACGGATCACCCTTTCCACTCCGCTTATATATTCTTCAACTGCTTGTTCTTCGGCTGGTCTTATATGGACCTTTGCCGCAACTCTGCCCCCATTTACTTTGGCATGGCCTTTTTCTAGTAGATGGGTTAATTGATAATTCGTTTTATTATGAATTATCTGTCTCGTGCCTTCTTTTGAAACTGTCCAACCTTTGGCATAATCTCCCGTATCTTTTGGACTTGTACTTCTTAGGATCTTTACAGTATTATTTGCGGCTTGCGGCTTGGCTGCTTCTAACCCTTCAGTTACTTCGTTTGAATATGCTGCCAATGCTGCTGCAATTTCTTTGGCCAATCCTTCTATCTTAGACATTTAAACCACCTTTTCACACGTTAATTCTATTTCTTCAAAATCCTTTGAATAAGTACGAATTACTTTATATCTATTTTTTTCAAATAAGATTTCTCTTTCTCCATTGTATTCATAGTTATGAATTACAAATATGATCTCTGGCTTTAGGCCCTGGCTTGCTGCATTATAATATTCATTTCTTCCTATGCTCTTTAAATCACAATATAGATCCGTTTTTATTTCTTCAGGAATCTGATTCTTTAATTCATCTGTTTTAAAGATATGTTTAATCAAAGTTAACTCATAATCATATGCCATGATCTAACCCCTTCCAACATGAATAATTAAATTGTGTAATCTATATTGCAAATGCCTTGGCATGGCTGCATGATCCTTATTTCTGTAGGACCACGCAACATAATCAACAATAAATAAAAGATGATAAAAGTTCTCATATTCTAAAATCAAACCTTTTTCATCTTCTAACTCTTTTGTTATTCCTTTTATAATTGCAGTAATATAATTATCTCTAATATCGGACCTAATACCCAATTCTTCTTTTACTAATTGGAGGATCAATTCAATATTCATCCATTACACCTCCTTAAAGTTTAAACTATCCTTGTGTTTGTGGTGTTGTGTTAGCTGCATCAAGTGCGAAAGACTTTGAAACTTGAGGCGTAACACCATTTAACCCCATAAGAACAAAAGCGCCTGTTCTTACTGGCTTTCCATCATATCTGGCAGTCGCCTTGAAAACTGTCTTATCATCTGTGAAAAGGAATTCTGATGAACTTGCACTTTTTACATCTGATCTTTCAGCTAATAGATATTTTGAATAATCACCAATTAAGATATTATCAATCGCCATATCTGGACAGAATACAACCTTGTATCCAACGCCTGGGAACGCTTGTGCTGAAACTGTAGTAAATGCCCCATTTACATTAGTTGCAAGTGACATTGGCACTATTGTTCCTAACCATGTTTGTTCATTCATAGCAATTGTTATTGGTCCTCTGCCTGAATATCCCCTTTTAACAAATTTCATAGCTTCAATTATCTTTGCAAGCTTTGTATCTGTTGTTGTTAATTTTATTATGTTAGTTGTTTTTAAATCTGCATCCGCTGCCAAAGCTGGAATAATACCCATAGGCATCTTGTTTCCTGTTCCATATAAAATAGCCTTGTCCAAAGCAATGGCAATACATTCTTTTAAACATTCTTCCACGTGCATTGCTAAATTTACCATTGAATCCTCTATATAAGAGTTGTCTAATGGTATGAATCCGCCTACTTTGTATCCATCAACTTCAACATCTGTGAAAAGGCAATTTAATTCGTTTATTCTTCCTTGCATTTCTGTCCATACTGCTTGTGGTGCTTCACCAACTATGATTGCTCTACCCTTGCCAGTTAGCTTGGCAACTCTAACAAGATCATATAATACTGAATATCTTCCCATATCATAAGTTAAAGTATCCATTATTATTTGTGGTATTGTAAGATCCAGGCCAGATATACTTCTTTTTTCAACTGCTTCTTTCAAATTAGCGTAAAAGCTTCTAACTTCTTCCCTGTTTAATCTGTCAACTATTTGGCTTCTTGTGTTCATTCTGTTTGATTGCATCCTTTGTTCTCCCCCTAGGTTTTTATTTCTTTCAATTGCTTCTGGTGCTGCTGGTGCTGGTGTTGGATCTGCTGCTGGTACTGGATCATTTACTGGATCTTTTGCATTTAGTTTTTCAAGTTCCCCTTCAAGATCTGCAATCTCAGTTTCCAAAGTTGTTTTTTCACCTTCAAGCTTCTCTTTATCTGTATCTAATTGAGATATATTTTCTTCAACCAGTTCAATTTCTTCATCTGTTTTAGCTTCTTCAACTGCTGCTTCAAGCTCTGCGGCTCTTGTGTTTAATGCTGCTTCTCTTTGCTGCAATTCAGCTAGACTAGCTTTCCTTTGTTCTATCTTTTTAGCTGTTATTAGCTTCTTTAATGCCATAATTTTTTAACCTCACCTTTAAATTATTTTTCTTTTGTAAAATCTGTTTTTCCCTATAAGCTTCAACGCTCTTTTGCCTAGCTTGTACGCCTGTTTCTTCATAGGCTGGAAATGTAACAACACTAACTTCATGGAGATCCACTTCAGTAATGGTCCATTTTACGCTCCCATCATCCCGCCACTCGGTTTCTTCAGATATGATATTGAAACCAAAGCTGCATTGACTTACATCACCACGCTTCACACGCTCATACACATTGACCGCTTCAGAATCGTTTGGATTAATCTTGATCCTTCCCCATAGGCCCCTCGAATCCACTTTTAGCTCCAAAGTGCCTGACTTGTTTCGGCCTAATACAAGCCGCGTATCATGGTTTATTAAGGCCCTTATGTCATTGCTCAAAGTGTTATTAAGTGCGGTTGGTGCTATTTCTTCATATGCTCCCAGCCATAACTCTGTTGGCTGATTAAAAACAATAAAATAACCTTCAATATACATTTCATTACTATCAGCGTTATCTCTAGTTTCAAGTGCTATGCTCATGCTCCTTGTTTGTCTTTCAATTCTGCTCAATTACTTATCACCTCCTTGCAGCTTCTTTTGATCGCCTATCATTCCAGCTGGTATATAGTTTTCAAGGATCACTCTTTCGTCTAATCCTTCTGCTGGTGACATTCCAAGCCAATTCCTTACTTCATTTCCAAACATTAAACCTCTAACATACATATCAGTTCCAACCGCTGCCAGTTCGCTCAAGTCATATGAATATAAACTCCTTGGGTTAAACTTAAAATAAAGGTCCTGGCTATATAAAAGCTTTCTTGTTAACTCCTGTTCGATTCCTTGGGCTATTGGTAGTATTGTTGTGCTGATAAAATTGTTATATTCTTCTTTGTTGTAAGTACCTACGCCCAAAAAAAAGGCTGGTACTCCGAAAATACCCGCCACCGTTTTTTTATCTAATTGAATTGCATCATTTAAGGCCAGATCATTTAAGCTCAATGGCTTTACTTGATCTATCTTTACCAAGTCGGCTGGAATAACCCAAGGTTTGCCGCCACCTGTTTCATCAATATATTTGTTTAATATTGCATCCCTTCCCGCTTCGCTTGCTAGTTCTTCTGTCATTGCATCAACTGCAATTATTAGTGATGGTTTCCACTTATCACTCATAAAAGAATTTTTAGTCTTTGCAGCTTGCTTCAAGTTCATAACAATATCTTTTAATACAACCTTGTACCCCTGGCCCAAATATGGCCTTTCTGGATCTGGATTTATAACGAAATGCAATACTTCATCATAATCGTAAATGTTAGATCCATAACGCACCTGATAGGCTGCTGGCGTATCTTGAAAAGAAACGCCTGAAGGCTTCAAAGGAATCAATTCAGATATCAACCCATTGTCAACCTTTGGATATACAACACTATTTCCATTTCCTGCTAATAACATTGAATGAACAATGTTATACACCCATGTTTTTCGTGTCATTAATGAATAAGGGTTTACATCAATTTTTCTGGATAAAGCATTTTTTACCCTTATATCTCCATTATCTGTATTTTGCATTAAATGAATTGTCATACTAGAAATAAGATCCGCGATCTTGTGCGCGGCCATTCGTACCTCTGGATTATCTGACAACCTTGTATAACCTGGAACGCTCAAAGATTCTGAATCATTAGATAAAAACCAACTTATTGCATCCCCTTCAGATCTCCTATTCATTTTCTTTTTATTACTCTTTGCCAATCTCTCACCCCCTTTAACCTTTCAACCAAGTTGAAGCGGAATTTGATTTCTCAATATCTTCTAATTTTCTGACACAAGCGAAAACCGCTGCATCAAAAACATCAATTCGCTGCTCTGGCATAACTTTTTCATACTGGATCATATCGTCTGTCTTTTCGATTGCTCTTACATTCTGCAAACAATACTCAAATGGATCAGCATGGAGGTAATACAATTTTCCTTCCTTTGCCTTTGCTTCGATCCTTCTAAACCCTTCTGACTTTTTATAAAAATACTGCGGCTGATCTATGATATTAAAACCAGCTTTCTTCATTCCTACAAAATACTCTCTACAAAATTTTCTATCATGGCCAACTTGTTTTATTTTGAATCCCATTTTTCTCATTTTTACAAACCAATTTACAATATCAGCATAATTAACAACTGGATTATTGCACATATCCAGCCAGCCATCATCTTTCCAGCCAAAAAGTGGGATTCCATCTTCATCCGCTTTTTTGTGAGCTGCAACAATTGGGAACCAGGCGTGGGGAATAATAATATCAATGCCCTGGTATTCTCCATATAAAGCGGTGGCAGTTAAATCATGCAACTTGGATAAATCGGCCCCGCCATACCATGTGATCGGCAGCTTTGCAAGTTGTTTTAAGGTCCATTCATACTTATTATCTGAGTTTTTAAATTCATCTAAATTGAAATAAGCTTTCATAGCACTTGTATAAATGTTCATTGACTTCGCTAGAAAATCTTTTCGCTGCTGCGGATCGTTTTGAGCTTGCAGCGCATCATTCAAAATATCGTCTGGCCTGATGCTTACCCCATATGCTGGGTTTGCTTTTTCATGTTGGATCGGATTTGTATAATCAACCTCGCCTGTTTCATCTTCATCAGCTTTGCAAATGAAAACAAAGTAAGCTTCATCTTTTACAGTTCCATCCAGTATCTTTTTGCAATACATTAACCGCTGATAACAAAAGGAATTCATATTATCACCAGCGGTTGTTATGCCTATCATCAACTTATTTGTATAAGCTTTCATGGCTTCCTTTATGATGTTGTATTGCTTCGGTGTTTTATAGGCGTGTATTTCATCCGCGATCGCAATATTACAATTCAAACTGTCCTGACGATCTGGATTTGCTGCAAGTGCTTGTATAAATATGCCGCCATCCCCTAGATCACCCTGTATTGAATGTTCTTGGTTATTGTCAATCACTCTGAAGTTTTGCTTTTCGCCCATAGCTTCAAGATTAAAATTAATAAAATTGAAACTTTCAAGGGATTGTTTCAAAGCTGCTGCGGTAATATATACCTTACTTCCACTTTTTCGCTCTAGTAGGCCCAAGGCCCACGCCAACGCTGCTGCAAATGAAGTTTTAATATTCTTTCTAGGTATAAAAATAAACGCTTCTTTGAAGCGCCTTATCTTAGTACCTTTATGATAAAAACCTAACAAGTTATACACCTGGAATTTATGAAATGGCTCTAATAAAAATGGCGTACCCCTTAAAGGTGTACCATCTAGCCTTTCCCCTTGTGCATGAACAAAGGTTTTTTCTATTATTCCAATTACGAATTCGGCATCCTTTGGATTAAATTCATATTTAGGATTTTTTAAATCATTTAAAAATCTGTTACAAGCTTGAATTTGTTCTTTACAAGCTATTTTTCTTTCTTCAACAATACTGTTGGCATATTCCATTACTATTTCATAATTTGTATATTGGATCATTGCAGCTCCTGAAGTACCGCCGCAAGTTTTGACTTGTTATTTCCTTCAGGTGTAACAGATCCCAAGGCTTTTGGATTTAAACAAAGTCTGTCAGAATATGCAAGAATGTCTTTTCTTAGTGATTCAAGCGTTGCCACAATTGCAGACTTTTTCGTTCCACCCGCTGCGGTTTCTGTTTCATATTGATAGCCGCTATCTTCAAATTCCTTTAAGGCTACTTCATATTGGATATTAAGATCAACATATATGCCTATAAGGCTGCTATATTGCTTTTTGTATACTCCTAAAACTTTCATATCTTCCACCACTTGGGCCATCATTACTGCTTTATTTTCTGGCATCCTCTCACCTCCTAAAAAAGTTTTTTCGGTAGTCGATCTATTGGAAAAGGTTATCTCCCTCGGTTCCTTACTCAATAAAATAAAAAAAAACAAAGTGGGGGGGATCTGATCTGAAAGCAATTGAATAATTTTAATACAAAAATAATTTTCTTTGATGGACTTCATTGAAATTTATTTTTCTGCCTTCATTCTCCTGATCCATTGTTCCCCTAACTTTGTTAGTTTATTGTTTGTACGGTCGTGCATCTTATCATGGCACTTGTTGCACAAACTTATTAAGTTATCACTATTAAATTTTAAATCTGGCCTTTGATCCAAAGGAATAACGTGGTGTACTGTAGCTGCTGCGACACTCCTACCATACCTTAAACATTCTTTGCACCGATATTCGTCACGCTTTAATATCCTTATTCTCTTGGCCATCCACTTAGGATCTTTATAAAACTTATTTACTTGCTTCATTCTATCCTCATAAGTTACTTAATGGCTATGTGAATACTACTTAATCAATTGATGCTGCTGCATAAAGTTAGTTGATGATACCTTATTATTTTGTTTATATATTGTGCCTCAATATATTTTTGTTTTAAGATCTAACTTTAAATAGTTTTATCAATTGTTCTTTCTATTCTTTTTCATAGTCCTCTTATCATTTGTTAGATTCAGCAAACGTGATAACCCAATATAAACATCTAAGGCTTAATGTAAACCGTAAACCAAAAAATTTATTAACTCTATATTTGAAAGGAGGTGCATAATAAATGAAAATAAAAATATGCAAAACCTTAGATGCTTATATTGAGCTATCTTCCAAGCTCATTGCCTTTTGCTATAATACAATAATAACATCATTTCCTTATGGAAAACTGTTGGCTTATTGGTTACTTATTGGCGAAAAACTGTTTAAATATTGGTGAAAAATTGGTGTGGAATTGATTCATTGGGATATATGTATGCAGCTAAATGATTTACTATTTTATTCTTAGCTTTGCAGCAATTATCTTTATCCATGCCCAAGCTCATTCCAATCTCTATCCAGGTCTTTTTCCTTCCCTTTTGAAAGTATCTTAATTCAACTATTTTTAATTCTTCTTCCTTCAATGATTCAATCCCATTGTTTATGAGCTGCTGCAATATAATAAGATCTTGCTTTGATTGCTTCAGCCTGTTTAATTCTTCGCTTATATGTTCATCCCTTCGGATCACTTCATCTTCAACTGATGACTTAAAAGCGTTGGTGTGTCCTGTCTTTTCTTCATATGATACCCCAGCAATTGCAACATCATTACTTAATCTATCTATATAAATATCTATGCTTTTGATTCTTAGATCTATATTCTTATATTCATATAAGGCCCTCTCTGTTTTCTTAAATAGGTGATCCATTCTTTTATTACTCCTTTGTCTATATATGTTATAACCTAAATTACAAAATTGTAATTGCTAAAAATGAGATATACCAACGCTTTCAACAATTTTACTATTCTAAATTACAAGAATTACACTAATTATATATACCCCCTACTTTTCATTCAAAATAGCTTATTTTCTTGTTTTCTTTATATATATATATATTATTTTTTCTGTAATTTCTGTAATTTATATATATATATACTGTCTTATCCTTGTCATACCCTCATTTCTGCAAATTACAATCTAAATTACACTAGCTTAAATTCTGTAATTTTTAAATAAATTCTGTATTTTTTTTGTTTTGACTTGGCACTAATGTTAAACGCGCGTTGCCTTTGCTTTCAGTACCGTTGAACGCTTCAACATTTGTTATTGTTAATAGTCCCAGCTGATCCAATTTTTCAATGCTATATCTATCCATTCTTACTGACTTTTTTTGAATAGTGAATGTTTTGTTATATGCTGGTTCTTTCTCGCCTTCCTGAAGTTTCTTTAATTCTTCAGAATCTTGAACAATATAACCCGCCAGCCTTGATTGCTTTTTAAAATCATTAATCTTGATCGGTGTTATATCAACTGCATTTGAGTTGTTTATATATTCCATAACCTTTGCAACAACTTCTGTTGTTTGCATATAAACAAAATCCCCCTCATGCCTTAATAACCCTTCAACATATGGCACTTTTCCCATACTTACCATTTCATCAAATAACAATAACATTTGTTCTACTATTGAATAAGCATCATCTTTATTCCCTAATACTTCGGATCTGATTAATTCTGTGATCTGGTCCACATAATCAATAATAGGATCAATGCCTTTTTTAATTAAAATCTTATTAAATATTTCAATTCCAACCGCGATATTACAAGCGGTGTTGTGTGGCCTGTCTATCAATCTGTCGAACTTGGCTGCCGCTTCGGTGTGCATCTTCTCGTATTCTTCGCTTGATAGATCCAGAATAGCTGCTATTAATGATCTGCCTAATGAATTTAATTCCTTCTCATGGCCTATTAAATACTTAATAGCTTCGGTATTCCCATGAGTTCTTTCTGACTTCGATACATAGACTATACATGATCTAGTCACAAGGGCCTTTTCAGCGTTTGGGTAACTTTCTTCACCAGCAATTATAATTGGCCTTTGATACTCATATTTAAATACTTTTTGTATCTTATTACCTTTTTCCTTTGTGCTTCGGTCATAAAGATCTCTAAGGGTTGCAGATATTTCGCTTAGGCGGTTTTTACTCATCATTGATGGTTTAAACTCATCATATAAGGCGGGATAATTGCCTGTAGATAAATCTTTAAGCATTGCAAAATTTGTGCTGCCCATAGTCTTTTTGTTAGCTGGTGGATAATTCAAAATAGGTGCTATGACTTTTTCAAGAATTGTGCTTTTTCCTGATCCAGACTCCCCAACAATTAATAAATGATGCAGCTGTTTTCTTATCTTAGTATTTTGGTATACTGCCAGATCATTGACTATAGTACCTAAAATGGCTGCCGCTTTATCAAAGGATAAATACCCCAGCAAGGCATCCTTCAGGCCCTTCAAATCGTCTGATTTTATAGGTTCAACGCTCATAATATCTATTTTGCTATCATCTGCATAAATTGAAATATCAATTTTATTATCTTTTTTCATTGCTCCAACTCCTGTTATAAATGACATTTCATTTTCTAACTCTATAAATTTGTCACCCATGTATATTTTTTCTGTATCTAATAAGTAATTATTATTTATCCAAGTTTTATAATCATTTAATATGTTAGTGCTGGCGTAAAAAGTTAGATCCATGCTACTTAAAAAACTTTTAAATGACTTTGTATCATCAAATACGGTGCTTGGCCCAGTTTTCTCAATAATCTTGCCATTTGCACTCCTGAAGGTGATCTTTACCCCTTCGGCATCATCTTCAACATAATGAAGGATCTTTCCATCTATAACCTTAAAATTACTTACTGGAATTTTCTTTACTTCATCATTTTTAATTGTGTTTATGTATGTTTTGCCAAATTCACAATAAAAATCATATTTATTATTGAGGTTTGATGCCCTGTTAAATGCTGCAAATAGATCTTCTATGTTGTGGCCCGCTTCGATCCAATCGGTAACATCTTTGTTATTGCCCAAGGCTCTAAGATCTGGCAGCTTAATTATTTTAAAACTGTCGCTGATCTCCTGAAACTCAATTCTTATTTTTTCAACATAAATTTCACCAGCTTGGCCAGTATCTCCAATAACATAAACTGCTTTAATTCTTTGATCTGTGATTTTTGAAAGATCCTTACACCCTTTTATTGATGTGGCCACATAATTTTTTCTTTTAAGGAATTTATTAATTGTATTTGCATCTTTTTCGCCTTCAACAAATATTATTGTTTTTCCATTCTTAATGCCCTGTAGGACATTGTAAAGATTATAGGGAACGTCAATTATTCCTTCCCTATTATTAATTATCTTATCGCCCATAAATCGGTAATAAGAACTTACTTTTTTGCCATCTGGTTTTAAGAACTTAGCTTTATAATAAATAATTTCATTTTGTTCGTTAACAAATTCAAATACACCTAAAAGTTTATATCCTAGTTTGTATTCACTATTTTTAACATCCCAATCAATGCGGCTTATTATTTTATCAAAGCGTATTTCTATTTCAGTTTTTTCGCCTTGTATTCCTAAAAGTTCCCTCGCGGTTTTGTAATCAACATTTCTATAATTCTGTATGAAGTCGATCGCATCCCCTGAAGCTCCACAAGCAAAACATTTATATCTATACTTATTTTTATCAGGAAAGAATTTAACCGATAATGAAGGCGTATGATCTGAATGAAAAGGGCAGTTTATATAACCTTGCCTATTAAATCTATTTCCTAATTCAGTTTCAATTGTTTCATGTAAATTAATATCACTTATTTCTTTCATTCCCTCACCTCGTTAAATCCATTTATCTTTTGTTCATAGCTCAATTCTTTACCAGATATAAATTCTATAAAAAATATTATCCCGCTCAATTGCCTGGTCACATCATTGAAAAGATCCAGATATTTTATACATTCGCTGATACTATTAGTTTTGAAAAACAATTCAGCTTTTTTGCTTCGCTCTAACAGCTCATTATATTTAACCTTCAGGGAATACAGATCTTTTTCGCTGTATTTAATACCTGAATCCATCTTTATCTATTCGCCTTTTTAGCCTTTCAAGCTTCGCTTCAATGAATCCATCTATATTAGCTTGGCTGTATATCAATCGCATCTGGGCCAGCATTATTTCAAGATCTGCAATTTCTTCTTCTACATTGTGCGGCTCTCCTAAAATATCTTTTAAAAGTGCCTGGCTCAACTCCGCTGCTTCTTCTACTGCTTTTATCTTCTGTTTTTCTTGACCAAACCTACAAATAGCTTTTATTAGTAGATCTTTATTCATTTGTATCTCGCTATACATTTTAATCATCCCGCCTATTCCCATTTAGTAATTTTAAAATTTATTAATGCTGCCAAAGCTATAGCAATAATTATGGTATATATATTGATTGGTATTTTATAATCCAATAAGCTCCATATAATATCCCTTATGGCTTTCATGGTCCAAAATAAACCTATATCAAATAAAAACTCTAATATAATCATTTTTATTAACTTCATTGCTGCTACTCCATTACTGTCAGTAAAAGATCGTGGCCTTTTATATGTTTGATTATTATACTTTCTTCGATCGCTTCTAAGTGGTTACATAATTCATATGGCGTAGGAAAACAATTCTCATAATCGTCTACCCTGTTATTAACTAAATCAACACCCATGAAGTCAATATCATCATCAACAACCAACCAAATCGCTCCATTGGCCATTATTAAAATATCTCCTTGGACTATATCTTCATAATCTATTTCGTTTGTATTTACATCAATAATCATTTGTTATCTTCTCCTTTATAATCAATTAAAATGGCATATCTCCGTTGTCAACTGGTGTTATGTCTGCATTAAATTTAGTATTTTCATTGCTGCTGCTATTCTTATTTTCTAAGAACTCAACCCCATTAACTGGATCTGCCACAACTTCAGTTATATATTTTTTTGTCCCTTGGGAATCATCATATGATCTGGTGACAATCTTCCCAGCTATACCAACTTTAGAACCTTTCCTGGTATAGTTTGCTACACTTTCAGCACTTTTGCCCCAGACTACAATAGGTATATAATAGGCTTTTGCGTTTTCTCCATAACCATCATTAACCGCTATATTGAAAGTAGCTTTTGCGGTCTGCTTTTCTCCTACATAACTTAAATTGGCATCATTAGTTAATCTTCCTATGAGTATAGATTTATTCACCCTTTTTCCCTCCGCTCTTTTCTTGCTGGATCTTCTCTTTCTTTTCATTTAACATCTTCATGCAATATGCTAGATCTCTATTTTCAATCTCTTTTATGTCCTTTACTTTGGCCCAGGCACAAAAGTTCATTTTATCTGTATTCGTTTCCTTTATTAAGTTTTCAATTACTTTTACTTGAACGTTACTTATAGGATCGCGCGCCCCTTCTTCTTCCCCTTCGGTTTCGGTTGTGTCATTCTCCGCAATCTCAAAAGCATTCATATATAAATATCTTTTCGCATATGTCAAAGCTCCACCTATATTTTGAATTGCATTGCATCCTTTTAGTTCTGATATTGCAACTGGCATATCAAAGCTTATAAATCTTTCTATATCTTCGCAATCATATATTAAAAGTGTTGCAACATCTTTAGTCATATTGAAAACCGGATTAACCCCATGTTTATTACATAGCTTTGCAACATCTGGTAAAAAGTCTTTTAGTTCAAAATAATCATATTTAGAATATGTATTTCTTCCAGTTTTTCTTAGTTCTACCCCTTGCAAATCTGCCCTAACCTTTTGCAGCTTTGCCACTACATTTAGCTTGCTTTTTTCTTCTGCCATTTATTTTCTTCCTACTTTCTCCATTCAAAAGATATACATATCATAAAATCATCATCTTTGAATTTTATATTTTCTTTTACCTCTATGTCTTTTATAAAAATTGAATTTTTCTGGCATTCTCCATTGTTATTAAAGCTGCATTCACTAGCTTCGCAATAAACAATCAATTTTTCATCCCCTTTAAATTCCTATTTGTTTGATCTGCTTAGTTGTATATAAGGGCATAACAAAAGTTACTCTGTCATTTTCTTTTTCAAATTGCTATATTCTATTAAAAGCGCTATAATTTCTGGATCTTCTTCATCTACTGCTTTTTGAATTTTTTTTACTACATTATCAAGCTGATCTACTTCTGAAATAATATTTTGTAGCGCTTTTAATGCGGACCTATTTTCTGCATATAATAAACTAAATCTCAAACGCTGCTTTTCATCACCTTCAAAAGATTTCATTACTCTATAATGGTTAACCTCATGTTCAAGCTCTGTTTCTCTATCTTTTAATATTTGTAGCATTTCATTATTTGTCATTCTCTTTGATCTCCTTTACAATTGCCTTTACATCTTCCTTAAAGGCTTCAAAATCTTTAGGATATAATATATATCCATATCCTTTGGCTGCTTTTATTTTTTCAATATTTCTTATCTGTAGCGGTGATGGTGTTCCACCTTCTTTTTTTAATTCGATCCCCATGAAATGGCCTGAAATACACCCAACAATATCAGGAATTCCACTTTTTGAATATGCGCCCGCCCAATGTTTAAAGTACCAAACTTCAGGAGCTAAACCATCCAGAAACTTTTTAACTTTCTTTTCAAAGTCTTTTTCACTAGGCATGGTTATACTGCTGCTTTACTTCTGATACTGTTCTTTTTTGTATTCTCTCAATGGCCTTCATATGCTTCGCTATCTGTTCCGCTTGGTGCTGGATCTTATATTCTTTTAAAGAATCTCTTGACTTGCCCACCCAAATATTTTGTTTATATTCTCTTACTTCTTCGCCTATTTTGCTTTTGTCTATGTTTTTCATTTCATTTGCTGGCTTGATTATATATTCATTTTTTGCTGATTCGTAAGTCATTACATACCCCATAATTAAATACCCCTTTTCTCTAATAATTCATTTGTTAAGATATATTCAACTCTTATATTGAATATTTTGTCTATAACCTTCATGCTCGGCATTGTCTGGCCGCTTTCATATCTTTGTATGGTCCTAGTGCTTTTATTAAGTTTCATTGCCAGATCTTCCTGGGTTAACCCTTGCTTGTCTCTATATACTTTGATAGCGTTTCCAATATTCATATATACCCCTCTCTATATTCACCGCCCTTCATCTTCTTGGAAAAGCTTGTCTGTATAATCTTTTCTTTGTTTGAGCGTTTCAAATATATCTTCTTCAATACTCTTTTCAGTAATTAGATAATAATAAAAGCATGATCTTTCCTGGCCCATACGGTGGGTACGCTTTTTACTTTGTTCAAAAAGTTCGCTGCTAAGTGTTAAGCTAAAATAAATGATCTTATTTGCTTTCTGCAAATTAAGGCCCATTGCCCCCGCCTGGTATTGAATCAATGTTATTGTATTATCATGCTGCTCGTAGTTTTTCAGATCCCTTTGATCTCCATTTACAATAGAGATAGGCTTCTTTAATTTCTTGCAGATCTCTTGGAGCTTCTGACATTCATATTTAAAATTATAAAATATAATTATTCGATCCTCTGTTGATTCCAAAAGCTCTGTTATCTTTTCATATTTGTTTTTGTTGTACATTGCTGCAAGTTGCCGCAAATATAATAGTTTTGTAAGTGACGTATCACCAACTAACTCATTTTCTTCTATTTCGATTAAACGATCTTTCTTAAATTTTTTATACTGCGGAATGTTTTTTATTTTAATCTCATATGGGATCACTTCAGGCAATTCAATAACTTCTTCTGTTTTCATAAAAACCGCCCCATGCTGCCGCAACATCTGCTTCAAATGGTCCACATTCTTATACCCTGTTACTTTTTTCTTTTTGAATCCTCCTAAATTCATCAAAAAGAATTTTATATAATTGTTCCAATATGCTTCTTTTGTGATCTTCCAGCCTAATAATTTGATCTGGCCGAAAAGCTCTTCATACTTGCCCCCTGTTGGTGTTCCAGATAGCAATATTATGTTTTTGGCCTTGATCTTCAAGATAAACTTAGTTCGGTTGCTGCTTTCGTTTTTGATATAGCTGCTTTCATCTAGGATCAAAGTAAATCCTTTTAACTTTTTAAATTCATCCCTTCGCCAGATCAAATCATAATTTATAATTATTACTGTGTTCGGCTGGATCTCTTGCAGCTGCTTTTTATATATGATCGTTTTATATTTTGGATAAAATTCATTGAAATGATCTTCCCAATCCTCCAATTTTGATTTCTGGCATACCACTAAAATAATGTTTGTTCCCAATTCTTCAGCTTTTTCAGTCGCAACAAAGGTTTTGCCAAGTCCCATATCTAAATAATAGGCGGCTTTATTCATGCCCCTTGTCATTTCTAAGGCTTTCAGCTGATGTGGGAATAATTTTATTTTAGCCATTTACTTTTATATCCCCTTGCCTTTAATTTATGGTATCTAGTGCATATGGCGGTTTCTGTTTTTTCTAGTGCGTAACTTAACATTTTTAGGCCATCATATTTGTAATAATACATTAGATAATCATCATCATCCCTGGTCCATGGCTGGTCCTGTCTTGCATGAAAATCTGGATTGTATTCCATTCGGCCACGTTTATTATATTTGATCTCATGGGCCATCAGAACTCAAAACCCAAGCTTCTCAAATACCATACTCGCCCATATACTGTAGATTCCTTTTTTTCAAGTGCATAACTCATCATTATCAGGCCATCAAGTTTATAATATTCCATTAAATACAGATCTTCTTCCCATGTCCATTTTTCATGCTGTTTAGCGTGAAACTCTGGGTTATATTCCATTTGACCCTTTTTGTTATACTTTATCGATGTTTCCATTTTTTTCGCCTTCTTGATTGTCCAATTTTTCAATTTTAATTTTATTAGTCTTCAAATTCAATATAAATTTAATTTTCATAATTACCTCTCATATTTAATTTTTTCTGTTAGTGGAATGCCATGACATTAGTATACGTGACATTAGTATACGGCTCAACATCCGAAATTCACTGAAAATTATAGTTTAACTTAACAACACTTTGATTTCCTCCCACTATTTCCGAAATCGGAAGTAAATTTAAAAAATATTTTCCGCATGCAGAAAAGTTTTTTCTTCTATTTACTTCTTTTCACACTATACATTTCCTTTTAACCCTTTGGTATATATGAGTTGTCGGATTTTATATATAAATACATCTTGAATCACATACTATATATGTTATACTATTGTTAACGGAAGCATGAGACCAAAAGAATATTACCATTACAAATTGTTAACTAGGGGGATATAAGATTGAGTGATATTAGTATAATAGGCGAAAATATAAAAAAAATTAGAGTTTTAAAAAATCTTTCTGCTTATGAATTAGCTAAACGTGCTAGCGTTGGTGGTGCAACTATAAGTGAAATAGAAAGTGGTAAAAGAAAAACATTAAAAGGAGATACTTTAGAAAAAATTGCTGCTGCTCTTGGTGTTACTGTCAATGATTTAATGGGCAATACTGAAACAGTAAGTTTTGAAACAGATAACCTTATGGATATACTTAACATAATTGATTATATTGAAAATCCTATATTGGACGATAGACAAATTACGAAAGACGAAAAGAAAATCTTAATGTCAGCAATTGCAATGGGTATAAGTACAATTAGATATAATAGACTTAAATAAAAGTGGTAGCGAATTCTTACCACTTTTTTTTATTAGATTTATGGCTCAATTGTAACATGTAGCTTTTAAAAAAAATACAGTATTATTTCAAAATACCTTATGTAATTTATTCCTATATGCTCATATATCCCCTTATAGTATTTTCATATAAAATGTTATATTTTAGATATACTATAACTAATGACAAAAAGGAGAACAAACATGGAAAGCAAATGGATAAATGCTGGTAACAGGTTAAGAGAAATAAGGAAGGAAACCAATTTATCGGTTTTTAAAGTAGCGAAGAAAGTACATATAAGCGGAAATTATTTATCAATGCTTGAACGCGGTATAAACTGCCCTTCGGATGCTGTTTTATTTAACTTGGCTGAATTCTATAATGTTGACCCTTCGGAATTGTTCAAACTTTATGATAAAGTCACACCTCCAACAAACGAACAATTAAAAAATATGCCCTCTTTAAAAGGTTTAATTACACAACTTTCCATTGATCCTAAATTAACACCTGAAGAAAAGGACAAATTCGCCACACAATTATATGAAATCGCAAACAACTTATTTAATAAGGAGTGATTACATGGAAAAATGGTTTCTAGGCTTCGAAGAATGGCTTGGTGGTAAATATGGTTTTGCATTTGTAGTACATTTTGAAGATATTATTTTGTTTGCTGCTGGCGTATTCTTGGGTATGCTTATCATGTCTGTACTTTCAGGGCTGGTCGTTTTCAAGCTTCAAAAAGTTAGTAATCTTGGATCTAACAAAATTAATTTAGTTAAATTTAAACATGAAGGTAAAAAACAATATATTGCAGATCCTAAAACAGTGGGAGAATCAGTGGAAACACTACTACTTGTGATATTCCGCCCCCTTTTCCAAACAAATGATTATACTTATAGGGATGAAAAAAGAACAAAATATTTTTTAATTTTTCTTGCGATAATAGGTATCTTATTATTCGCTTTGGCTCTTATTTGTATCACTACTGTTGTTCAAGATGGACGCTAAAAACCCCCTAAAGATAGGGGGATATCGTACTACTACAATTGCATTTCTTTACTTTCTCTTTGATTAATTTAAAATATTCTTGAAATATATACATATATGAACAACATAAACAATAAGTATAATAAGCATATTCCCATTAGTGTACCTAATAATATAACTTCTACCATATATGACAACACCTCCAATTATTGAAAGTATTGCCTTCAATAATTAATTTATTCAATGAAATATGTATCATTGAATAAATACGATTTACGATTTCTTTTATTAATCAATTATTTAATTATAACGCCCTTGTTTACAAGGCTTTTAACTTTATGTTACAATCAATTTGCGAGATCGGTGGTAACGAAAGTTGCTGCCTTTTATTTTTATTTCATATACTCATACAAATTTTTTGATTCTTCCAATCCTAACAAAGCTTTTTCTAATGAATCATAATCATACTCCCTAGGCTCAAAATTATTGAATTTTGAAACTTCCCAATCCTTTTTATACGGGTTTTTGAATTCAATTTGTATTTTCTTCTCATTTTTTATGGCCCATCTTGTATATTTGAATTCATCATTGATGTTATTTTGACTTTTCATATGGTCAAACGCTCTTATAATTTTTGCAGCATCATTTCCACTATCTTTTAATAACTCTTTAGATTGTCTTTTGTTAAATCCTGTATAATTAGCAATTTGAATTACTTTTTTATCCTCTGAATCTTCCAGGATCGCTTCATCTATGTGTATTTGGTTTTCAAGGGGTTTTCTACCGTTGCTATCAACCGGTAATTCTTTCGGTTCTTCTGTTGGTTTCTCTTTTTTCTTTGTTTCTGCGCCAACATAGAATAAATATTTATGTATAAAATATAAATTTTTATTTCCTCTACCTTTTTTGATAGTGATATACTTTTTTTCTTCCAATGCCTTTAAAGTATCTGAAACAGTTGCTTTTCTATTAGTTGATAATGTAATCATTAAATGCTCATAGTTCGGATAAGAATATCCATCTGTATGGCTATGATACAATATTAAGCTACTTAGTAGGATCTTTTCGCTTGGTTTTAGATTGGTATCATTATTTATATTTAGCATTGTCTTTAGTAAATCTTTAATCACTATCATTCCCCCTTTACTTCCTTTGTTTCTTATTCCTTACATCCTTAAATATAATCTCGTTTTCTTCCTCTGTATTTAATCGTATTTCGTAACCATTGGCAATTAAATATTCTTTAACCGCTTTATTAGTTATCTTACTAGCATCAATCATACTTTCATTTTTCATACGATATAAAGTGTCATACACTTCAGGCTCTAGTCTGCAAGTAAATCGCTCGAGTGCCATTCTACCACCTCCTTTCGTTCACCTTATATGTTTAGTATACTATAGACGTCTGCAAACGTCAATGGTACATTGAAATACTTTTCAATGTACCAACCAAGTCGACCAAATATAGTATGTATATAATATATTTAAATAATAAATTTATATAATATATATATGGTATCGAAAAGCGTAACACTCTATTACTGAATTAGTAACTCTGGTATTACTAAAATCGTATCTCTCTATTACTAAAACAGTAACACTCCACAAAAATAGTGTTACTAAAAGCGTAACTCTGTGGATAATGTTAATAAAAAGCACTCGGAGAGTGTCTTTTACTTCGTCATTTTTTAGTATTGTGCAGCATTTTAAATATAAAAAATACCGCAAATTCACTTTTTCAATGATGCGGTACTCATAACATTTATATTATTTTAAATCTATGCTGAATTTAATATTAGAAATAGTAATATATTTATCATTTGTATTACTTGCAAGGTAGGTATATTCACTATTTACCCAAATGTATAAATTTATTATAGCTTTACAGGACTTATTTATATCTTCTTTCATTTTCTCATCATCAAAATAAATACAGTCTATTAACTTAAAATTTCTTCCATTTCTAAGCAACATTATAGCATTAAGTACATTTAAAAGTTCACCTATCATTCCACTTTGATTGAGAAGATAGAATATATCATAAAATATTCCTGGTGGTATGTCATTTTTGTATCTGGTTAAAATCATATTTCCAAGAGTGCAAATTCCCTCTAGTTGCTGTTTTATTTTAGTAACCCATAACTTATTAGGATTTGCTATGTCTATTTCTATAGACTGATCTACTTGGTCCATTAATTTAACGCATTTAGATATTTGTTTTATAGAATTTAATTCAAAAAACTCTTCTATTTTATTAATTTCTGATATACTAATAACTTCTTTAATTGATGCGTTAATTCCAATAGATATCCATAAATCAATTATACGTCTTTCAAACTCCTGAATTTCTCTCTGCATCGTAGCTCTAAAAGGTATAAGCGTATTTTGTTTCTCTATTGCTTCTAATAGATCTGGAATAAAATTTACAAATATATAAAACATATAGCTAACAATGTATCCCACACTTAGATTATAAATTAACATATCTGCATTTTCTGGTTTAATGAAGTACTTGGGCATATTAGCCCATATTTTAAGATCTGAATATCTTGCTGCTTGAACCCCACTAGCCAGTAATCCTAATGTTAAAATTCCGAAATACACCCATTTCTTTTTTGATATTGCAGTCAATACTCTATATAATTTTTTAATCATAATTCCCATTTTATCCCCCCCTTGTACAATTATTAAGAAAATTATACCATAAATTTGATATTTCACTTTACATTAATACCGCATTATTCAATTTTCAAAGAACATTTTTATGATTTACTACGTTAAGTCTACATATTATGAAACTTATTAAACCTATTTTATAAATAAAATTCCTTTTTTAGCTTGGTTTTATATTATATACAAAAGATCATTAAAAAAATTAATACTGTCCCTAAATATTTACAGTAAAAAAATAACTGTAAGTATAATATTCTACACTTACAGTTATTTTATAATTTATTAGCACGTAACTACTTTATCTATCATTCCAATGCAATTTTTAATTGCCATTAGTTGAATTTCATAATTTTTAATTCTGCTCTCTAGTTCTCTAATGTATAATTCTTTTTCCAAGCTTTCGCTAGTTGTTTCAATTCCTAAATACCTATGAACTTCATTTAATGTAATTAAATACTCTTTTCCCGATTTTACGGCCTTTAATTTACCTTGTCTTACTGCTAGGGTTAATCTAGTAACTGGAATATCATATCTTGCTGAAATCTCTTTTATTTTAAAAATTGTTTTGTCATTTGTTGAATTCATTTTCTTCCTCCTAATTTCTTTAATCTATTAATATAATATCAATTTATTATATTTAATAAAAACCTCGTATTCTTCTTATAGATGTATTTAAATTTGATTTTCTTTAAATATCTTCACTTCCGTTAACAAATTCTTATCATTTCCGTTTACAAAAGCAAATTATTTTTGTATAATAGTTTTGTCAACGGAATTAATAGCCGGCAAACTTTTCGTTTTCAGAACTATAAAATAAATCTTTACCAAGATGAAAATTTAAAAAGCGGGTGAACAAATGGCAACATATAAACAAATATCTAAATATAATTGGAGTGTTAGTGTAAGTCTTGGATACGAAGACGGTAAACAAAACAGAACAAAAAAACAAGGTTTTAAAACTAAAAAAGATGCTGAAAAATGGGCAACTGAAATTGTATCTAAAAAGCATAAAGGATATGTTCCTACCTCTGAAAGTAATATATTATTAAAAGATTTTATGACTAAATGGTTTAACGAATTCAAAATTAATACTATATCAATTAATACTGTAAGTAATTATAAAGCTCGAATTAATACGCACATAATACCGAAGTTAGGGCATTATAAATTAAATAAGATTACTAATATAGTCGTTCAAGATTTTTATAATAGTCTCATTAATGAGGGTGCTAAACCTTCAAGCGCTAAAAAGATATTAGAAACTTTAAGTAATTGCCTTAGATATGCACAAAGAAATAAATTAATATATCTGGTTCCTGTTGACATTGATAGAGTTCCTATTGAAAAAAACAAAGTTTCATTTTGGAACGAATCCGAAGTTGATTTTTTCTTAAATGTTATAAAAGATAATTATTTAAATACACCAATATTAATTGAAATCTTTACAGGTTTACGAATCGGTGAATTATGTGGTTTACGTTGGTGTGATGTAGATTTAGATAATGGATATTTTATTATTAGAAACCAAGCTATAATTGATAAAACAACTAAAACTTTATTCCTTTCAGATAAATTAAAAACAAAGACAAGCTATAGAAAAATTGCATTACCTAAAATATTAGTCAACTATTTAAAATCTATTAACGATAATGCACTTGATACTGATTTTGTAGTGCTAAGTCGTGAAGGGCTTATGTGTAATCCCCGTAATTTATCAATGAATTTTACTAAAGAAATATCAAGATATAAATTATCCTTGGCAGATTATAAAAAATCTAAAAATAAGATGGATAATTATATGCAATTGCCTCAACTTAGTTTTCATGGTCTTAGACATACTCATGCTACATTATTGATATTTAAAGGTGAAAATATAAAAGTTGTGTCTGAAAGACTAGGCCATAAAAGTATTACTGAAACACTAGATACTTATACTCATGTTATGGAAGATATGAAAAATAATACTGCCGATTTATTAAATGATATGTTTATAAATGCAATCTCAAACTAA